AGATGGCAGGCGGCGGCAAGCGCTACGCTACCGAGCAGCCGCTGTACAGGACACTGTCCCGCCGGCCCAATTCGTGGCAGACCCGGTTTGAATTTGTGGAGACGATGACGGCGCTGTGCTGCATGTACGGCACGTCGTTCGCCCTGCGGGTGCCCGGCCGCAACGGCGCGTATGACCAGCTGGTGCCGCTGCATCCCAGCCGCATCACGGTCAAGCAGAACAACGACTACTCGCTCACCTACCTCTACCGGCAACCGGTGACCGAGCAGCAGGTGCCCTACCGGCAGGAAGACATCTTCCGATTGTCCTACCTGTCCACAGACGGGTTTACCGGCCTGCAGCCGCCGTCGATGCTGCGGGACGCGATCGGGCTGGCACAGGCTCTTGAGCAACACGCCGGGGCATTTTTTGGCAACGGTGCTCGCCCTGGCGTCGTATTTACCAACGACAACGCCATGCCGCAGGAGGCGATTGAGCGTGCCCGCGAGCAGTGGGAGCGCATGCACCGCGGTGCCGACCGGGCTTTCCGCACAGCGTTCTTGCCGCAGGGCACCAAACCTGTCGAACTGGCCACGGCCAGCAACGAGCAAGCGCAGTTCCTTGAGAGCCGGCAGTATCAGATCATCGACATTGCCCGGTACTTCCGAGTGCCGCCGCACCTGCTGCAAGACCTGACGCGGGCGACTTACTCAAACATCGAGCAGAACGGCATCGACGCTCTGACCTACTGCATTCAGCCTTGGGCACAGCGGTGGGCAGGTGCGATTGGCCGCGATCTGGTCAGCCTGACGCTGCCCGACACGTTCTGTGCAGAGTTTGACCTGCGGCGGCTTTCCATGGGCGACTCTGCCAGCCGCACGACCTACTATCGCGAGATGCTCAACATCGGGGCAATTTCGATTGACGAAATACGAGCCATGGAAGGGCTTAACCCGGTCGAAAACGGCGGCGAAGCCCGGTTCATGCAACTGAACATGACGACCGTGGACCGGATTATCAACCCGCCTGCGGCGGCGCCGGCCGACGAGTTTGCCCCGGTGCCGACGCAGCCAGCGGCGGAAGACGAAGAAAGCAGCGTTGACTCCAGTGCTGGCATGGATGAGGTGGACGAAAGCGAGCAGGCCGAGATGCTTCAGGAGGACAACTGATGGAAATGGAACGCCGGGCGATCAGCTGGGAAGACGTGCCCGAGGCCGAACTGACCGTGGAGACGCGGGCCGACGGTCGCCCCGTAATTCGCGGGATGGCGATCGTCTACAACCGGCTCTCGCAGGATCTCGGCGGGTTCCGGGAACGGATCATGCCTGGAGCGTTCGACAAGGTGCTGGGAAAGCAGCGTGGCCGGCAAGACCTTGTGTCGTATTTCAACCACGACCCAAACATGCTGCTGGGCCGGGAGAGTTCCGGCACGCTCGAGGTCTTCAGCAACGACCAGGGCATCGGCTACATCGTGACGCCGCCGCAGTCGCGTGCTGACGTCATGGAGTTGGTCGCCCGCCGGGACGTCAAGGGAAGTTCGTTCGCCTTCCAAGTGGCCGACGGCGGCCGCTCGTTCAGCAGCGACGCTGCCGGGCCGATCCATGAGATCCGTGAGGCGAAGGGCCTCTACGAGATGGGTCCAGTGGTCTCGCCCGCCTACGTCCAGACGTCGGCACAGATGACCCTGCGGTCGCTCAAGGCGTGGCAGGACGAGCAGGCTGCCGTAGTCGTGCCCCCTGCTGTGTCGCTTCGCTCTTGGCTGCGTGACGCAGCTGCCGTGTGGGCAGAGGTGCTGCGGAATGCCTGAGCCGAAGGATTGCAAATGCGGCGAACGCATGCGGACACGCACCAGCAAGGCGTGCGGCGCCGAGCAGCTGCGGTACATGGTCTGCCGCAGGTGCGGTGCGTCGTGCCGCTGTCTCGTCAAAGCTACTGCGATCTGGCGCCGCCCGAAGTAGCCAGCGTTGTATGGGACAACTTTGGCCCGTTGACCTTCTGCAAGGTGTGGCAGCCTGCCCCGTAGTGTGCGTGAGTCGCTAGTCGACCCCACGACACACCGCAGGAGGTTCACATGGACCCGCTCGCCAAGCTGCAGAACGACGCCGCTGACCTTGCCAACCGAATCGACGCCGTTCGGCAGATCGAGGGCGACGCCGACGCGATCGCGGCCCGCGATCTGGAGCTGGAAGGTCTGGTCAAGCGGTCGGCCGAACTGACCAAGCAGATTGGTTTTGAGAAGTCCGTCATCGAATCGGCCGCCAAGCTGCGGCAGAACGTCGCCCCCGCCCTCACCCCCGCAATTGAGGAGAAGAAGGTGGACATCCGAGCCGTCGCTGCACCCAAGCCAAAGTATTTCGACACGCACGAGAACGCCTACCGGGCTGGCAAGTTCATTCAGGCGAAGTTCCTCCGCAACGAGGAAGCCCGCCAGTGGTGCCAAGAGCACGGCGTTGAGAGCCGGGCCGTGGTTGAGGCCGTCAACTCGTCCGGCGGGTTCACCATGGTGGACGAGTTCCCAACGAACCTGATCCGCCTGGTCGAGCAGTACGGCGTTGCCAGCCAGTACCTGCAGCGTGAGCAAATGGCCACCGACACCAAGCTGGTGCCGAAGCGGCTCACGGGCACGACTGCCTACTGGATCGGTGAAAACACAGAAATCACGACCAGCGACCCGACCGGCACGATGGTTCAGCTGGTGGCTAAGAAGCTCGGCGTCGGCACGAAGGTGTCGAACGAAGTGCTGAACGACGCCAACGCCGTGAACGTCGCGGACTGGTTGCTGCAGGAATTCGCGACGGCGATCAGCTACGCCCAAGACAGCGCGGCATTTTTGGGCGACGGCAGCTCCAGCTACGGTGGCATCTACGGCATCGTGCCAAAGATCGGCACATCGTCCTACACGGCCAGCGTGGTCTCTGCTGCCAGCGGTCACACCGCCGTCAGCGGGTTCACCATTGCCGACTTTGAGTCGGCTCTGGCCAAGGTGCCCCGCTATGTGTTCCAGCGTGGCAACCCGGCCTGGTACGTTTCGCCTGCCGTCTACCACGTCGGTATGCAGTCGCTTGGCTACCAAGGCGGTGGCAACTCTGCCGACACGATCCTCAACAGCAACGGCATCACCTACAAGTTTCTCGGTCTGCCGGTGATCCCGGTGGTGGTCATGGACTCAACGACCACGACCGACGCCAACAAAGTGAAGGTGCTGGTCGGAGACCTCGGGCTCTCGTCCATCATGGGCATGCGGCAGGACTTCGCCCTGCGGATGACCACCGAGCGGTTTATTGAGCTCGATCTGGCCGCATGGTACGGCACCTTCCGTGGCGACATCGTCCATCACAGCCTCGGTGACACCAGCACCGCTGGCCCCGTGGTTGCTCTCAAGACCGCTGCTTCCTGATCCACCCCAGACCAATAGCCAAGGAGACGTGCAGTGCATCACATTGCAGCTACCAAGACGATCACCAAGAGCACCGCCAGCGTGGCGAATAGTGCGACGTTCACCTCCGAAATCGACACGCTCGGCTACGAGTATGCGTCGATCGACGTGGTGCTCAGCCCCTTCACTGCGGCAGCCTCCACGGCCGCCCTGGTGCTGCGGGTGGGCGAAAGCGACACCGCCAGTCAGGGCACCAGTGCCACAAGCATCACCGGCTTTGTGGGCGGCACGAGCTTCACGGTGGCGGCCGGCTCCACGACCGGTGCCGACAACGGATACGTCGGCCGGTTCAACATCGACCTGCGTGGTCGCAAGCGTTACCTGACCGTGGTGGCCACCCCGGCCCTCACGGTGGGCGTGACCTCGGTGGCTCGGCTCGGGCGTGGCAACCAAGCCCCGACCGACGCGACCGGCGGCAACGTCAGCAACTGGGTTTCCGGCTGATCTGACTGGTTACAATCAATCGAAGCGGGCGGCGACCACTCCCGGTCAGCCGCCTGTTTCTTTTTGGAGCATGGATGCATGAAGGTCGCTGTCGGTAACACGGATGTCGACGTCAGGGTTGAGGCCATATTCAGCATGCCCCGGCTGGGGTTTACCGCCAACCACCAGGCGTGGGCCACGGCATTCCTTGGGCTGGGCATTCGCCCTACGTTCGGCACCGGTGCCTTTTGGGATCAGGTGCTGACCCGCACCTGCGAGAAATGGATCGACGAGTGCGAGTATCTGCTCACAGTCGATTACGACACGTTCTTCAGCCAGCAGGATCTTGAGCACCTTTTCGCCCTGGCCCTCACGTTTCAATGCGATGCCATCACGGGCCTGCAGACGAAGCGGGAGGACGGCCGGCCGATGCTGACGCTCAAGGGAACGCTCGACGACGTGGACGAGAGCAAGCCCTACACGGTGCCTAAGGAGTGGTTCGCTGCTCCGGTCAACGAGGTCGATACGGCCCATTTTGGGTGCACGATTATCAGCACGGCGGCGCTCAAGCGGATGCCGAAGCCGTGGTTCCATTCCAAGCCCGGCCCCGATGGCTGTTGGAACGAAGGCAGGACCGACGCCGACATCTCCTTCTGGCGTTCGTGGCGGGCCTGTGGCAACCGTATCTACGTCACGCCAAGGGTTGTACTGGGCCACGGCGAGTACGTCGTTTCATGGC